AGTAGATGAAGTTTGTTGTGGTGACTTGATTGGTGCTTGTTGTGAAAAATCAGGACCTGAATATAGTTGCACACAAAAACATCCATCTGAATGTACTGGTATATTCCATGGTGCTAACACACAATGTACTGAAGTAGAGTGTTGTGGTAAGAATTTTATAGAAACTTATTTTAACTCTTCTACTGATTGTAGATTAACAAGTAATCAGCCATGTCTTCCAATCGGTACGAAAATTGGTGGGGGATATCTAGTTGGTGTCGTTGGTATGCCATCACCTTGTTCATCATATGGAAACCCATTAGTTGCTTATGGCCAACCATTGGCGTGTAGAGTCCACCCAAGAGGTAGTGTAGTTGGTCCAAATTCTTTCTACTGGAATTTCAAAAATTGTGGTGGTGCTAATGGTTCCACATTAGGTGCATTTGGTGCTTACGCAAGCGATGTTAATTTTGAATATTTCTTAAGAACTAAATCCTCAGATACTGTTAATTTGAATTATGCAGATAATGCTTTAAATAAATGTTTATTAAAGTTTGGTACTCCATATATTCAACAAACTTATAAAGATATTACAAGCATTCAAGGTGTTCAGACAACAGTTCAATGGTTAGATAATATTCAATATGTTGGATCAATGGAATATAATTTATCAAATGGATTTTTTGCATATCCTGTCGGTGGTGCTGAAGTTTCCTTGAATTATATTATCCCAGAAAAACACTCAAACGAATCACCTAATTATAAGTATCTTGCAGAAAAATATTATAGTGCTAATAATATTCACATGTTATGGGCATTGATCGTAGCCCCAGATGATGCATACTCATCCAGCAATCTAATCTGGGGTATGGAAGAAGGCAGAGCAAGATTAGAAGGTTATAACGAAGAACCAATAACATCTTTTGCTGTAGATGGTTTATTGATGACAAGAATTTTTGACGAATCTTCTAAAGAAAATCCAAATCTATGGTTTAGAGATCCACAAGGTACTGGAAAAGATTTAAAGGCTTATGATAGATTTGCTTTCTATAATCCAACAAATATAACAAAAAGAACCAATTGGAATCTTTCTGTTGTTGAAAATACAATCGAAACTAATATTAATGTCTTTAAGCAAAATTATTCTGAAATGTGGGATACACACAATCCAGAAAATTCCTGCACAAAACAAATTTCTATATTGAATCAAACCAGTTATGAAGGATATAACGATTGGTATATACCATCTATAACTGAATTGAATTACATTTATGAGAATGTGGATGCTATTAATGCTAGTATTTTAGTAAATAGCGAACAGTTAATTGATACAAATAGTGATTACTGGAGTTCAACAACTGTTTCTTACTTGAAGAGTTGGAGCGCATCAAATCATTTAGATTATACATCATATCAAATAGAAGAAACACCAACCTCACAAAATAAAAATTCTAAGTATAGATTTATTGCTTCTGATTTCTCTGGTTTAAATGATAAGAAAGCCTATGAATTATCACTCAATGTTTCTGCTGGTGAAAACATGTTGATCCAATCATTTGTTCAGAATGGTAATAATGCAGGGTTAGTTTCATCTAAGAATAGAAAATTATTTGGAGCGAAACTCAGACCAGTAAGAAGAATTCCAATTATTATTGGATCTTCATCAGATAACATTGAAACTATTTTAAATGCTTATGATTTTTCTAATTGTAATTCATGCCCCTAATTAATGGATAAATATTATTATGTCAAGTAGCGCAATCGGCTTTCAAAATATAAATAAAGGTCCAACAGGAGCAACAGGAGCACGTGGAGCACAGGGACCAATAGGCCCAACAGGTGGTCTTGGTGGTCCTACTGGACCAACTGGTAATATTGCTCCATATATTTTAAATGTATCTTTAACTGGTCAAACAGCTACTGTACAATTATCAGATGGTGTGCAATATTTAGTTTCTGGTAATTTTTTAGGTGCTACTGGTTCTGATACTACAATTATTAGTATTAAAGATCCTTTAGATCCTGGATCAGATGTAATTACATATAGTTTATTGGCTTCTGGTAATAATACCAATTCATTTGTAATGCGTGGTATTTCTGGATTCGGTTCTCTAGTAGTAACAGAAAATGCAAGTACTATTTTTATAGATTCAATCTATACACCTAGTAGCGGAAGCCTTGATTCTTTTGGTCTTACAAATAATACTTTAGTCTATCTAAAACAACGAGATCAAATCTCCAGCACAACGATTGGTATAACATCTGGTAATTTTTATGATGGTGTATTGAATTTTGAAAAATCTGGTTCTACACCAGCATCTCCAAGTTTCTCTAAGTTACTACCTAGATCAAAAGTAAAGTACTTAACACCAACTTATAAAACATCAACACCACAACCAATTGTATTAAATATTGATGATGCTGGTGTATTTTATGTCAGAACACCAAATGGTATTTCAGCATTTAATGGAAATTTCAAATCTAGTGAGGTAGTATCTTTTACTCTCATCACAGAAAGTGATGATATCTGGAATTTCCCATCGAATGTTTATTTTGAGAATGGTGAAAATTATCTAACATGTGGTAAATCCATACTTAATTTAACCTCATTTGACCAGGGTACATCATGGTACGCGACAGTTGCTGCTAGAGGTATTGATGCTTCTGTTACCAATTGCCAAATTCGAGGTGTACTTGGTTCGTGTTGTTATACTGGTGTTACTGGATCTCAATGTGTTGATTATGTTACAAAAAATCAATGTGATATTTTAAGCGGTACATTCAACCCATTACAGCCTTGCGAGACAGCCTGTGGATACACTTTTGGTATTTGTTGTTCTAATGGTCAATGTATTGAAGATGCAAATTACGCAGAATGTTTAGCCTTCGGTGGTAGATTCTTATTTGGTGTGACATGTGGCTCATTTGGTGCTAGTCTAGATCCCGATGCTACAAACGCAACGCGATTATGCTATGATTCTTGCCAAAATCAAAAAGTAGCTTGTTGTAAAGATGGTGTATGCTTAGGTGATGAGTTCACAAAAATAGAATGTGAAAATATTCTTGGTGGCGTTGCCTTTGTAGGACAACCATGTTCATCTGTTGATTGTTGCGAGCAAAATGTAAAAATTGGTGCTTGTTGTAAAAATCAAGAATGCTCACAAAAAACTTTGAATGAATGCAAAGCCATTGGCGGTGTATTCATGGGTGAAGGTGAATTATGTGAAAATGTAAATTGCAAATGTATTGGTGATGCAAGATATGGAAATTGTTGTTATTGTCAAGGCACATCTAAGCTATGTAAAGTAACAGCAGAAGACGATTGTGAAACTGGGCTTTGGACTTATAATTCTTCATATACTTCTAACACTCCTAGTTGTAATGCTGATGGTTTCAGTGGTTGTCTGGAAGACCTCACACTAAATTGTGGAGGTGATTTCTTTAAATGTTGTTATTGCGAAGATGGTGTTACTAACTGTTCAAATTTAACACAAGCACAATGTGCTAGTTTCAATGGTATATTCACTCAAGGTATACAATGCACACTTACTAATTGTGATCCATGTGAATCTGATGGAGGTAATCCATGTGCAGATTGTGTAGTAGAAGTTCCTGGTGTATGTTGTAAGTGTGATGATCCAAATGTACCATGTCTACAAGTTGCTGATGTAAAAAATTGCCCATCTGAATATACTCAAAATACAAAATCAACCTTTTGTGTAGATAATCCGTGTCGTTGTAATACATCCAGTTCTGATTGTGATTTAAGAACAGAATCACCACAAATATCTTGTCCCCCATTACCAGCATCATTTGATGTTTTAGCTGAACATGAAGTTGATACTGCTTCTTCAACTAGAAGAAATATAATAACTAAGAATATAGCAGATAATAATTCTAATACTTTTAAACCTATGGGTGGAGTATTAGTAAAAGATTTTTATATTGATATTAATGGTAGTGGATTTCAAAAAATAAATAATGGTAAAGATTTAAAATTCTGTTTAACATTAGACTTAGATACATTCAGAAATCCATCAGATACAAGCGGTCTAGGTGATGATTCTGTTAGAGTTTATATTTTAAGATCTTGGTATCCGAAATTCTTTGCACAAAATTATGCAAATTATAAAAATTTTCATTACAGTGGTGTTGATGATAATTTTGATCAATTTTCATCTGTAATTACTCAAGTTCCAGCAAAAACAGATTTTCAAGAATCTAGTGCAACTGAAAATGGTTCTTATTGGGGATATTTAGCAGAACTTGATCCTGAAAAAACAGGAGTATCTGAGTTTACAGAGGCTGATGTTTTATCTGGTTATATTAATAAAAATGAACAATATTCAATAAAACATTATACGGATCCTTATTCTGCTCCTGCATCATATAATACTGATGATTTAAGAATGGAATTAAATTGCCCTTTATTTGGATTAAATACTAGAGGCAAGGCTGTTAATGAATCAGATTTAATTCCAAGTGGATTTAATTCTTTTTCTCCAATAAAAAATATTTTAAATAATAACGCAAATTCACAAAATATTTATCCAAATCCAGAAGAAGTTGATTCCACTGGCTATTATGACTCTGTTGATATAGGAATTAAATATACTTTAGGGCAGTTAAGCCTTCCAGAGAGCATGTTATATCCTATAAATTACCCAAGAATAGTTGGGACGATTGGAAATGATAATCTAGGATTAACTTATAATTCAACTTCTGGTATAGCAAGATCAAATTATCTTTTATTTAATAAATCAGCAATAAATTTATATAATTTTTCAACTTCCAACGGTAATAATTATTCAATTTATAGATTTGCTGGCTACAATGATATTGGTATAGCACAACAAATTTCAACAACTGAGAATAAATTCAATAATATTACTGATATAGGGTATTATACAAATCAAGCAATTTTAACAAATTTTGCTAATTTAGGCGGAAAATTTGATATTGCCTCTAATATAAAAACAAAAAATGTTGGTCATCCAATAACAATGGATTATGACGGTGATTTTTATCTACAAGGATTCCCTGCACAATCAAGAACAATTAGATATCAAGATGTTAATAAAATAGAATCACCTATTAAATATACAAAAAATTCTGCTATAATATTTGATTCTGGAGTTATTACAAGACGTGGAAATACATTAAAAACATTATTCCTTGGTACAGGAGAAAATACAAATTTTATACAAACATTTACCACTGATATTTTAGAACCACATGGTACTAGAATTTACACTGGAGCAATTAATAATCCAGCAGATGTAGATAATGGTAGAAAAAATGCAAAAACTATATCAAAATTTTTAATTGAAGATTCTGGAATCCCTGGAGAACCGAATCCAAACAATGCATATAATTTTTGTATAACATTACCAAACTATAAAGATTATGTTTTTGATTCTACAAATATTCAAAATGAAGCTCTTATAGAGAACTCACTAACTGCTGGTAGATTTACAAATTTTGAGAACAAAATAAGAGTTGTTGTTTTCAGTTATGCACATGAACCAAGCACTATTAATAAACCTATTGATAATGTTAAATTAATGGTTGAAAATGATGATCCAGATACTCTAACATCTTATGCAGAAAATTATATTGATAATATTCAATCACAACAAGTACCAAATTCAGTAGCAAATTATACTATAAGTTTTAATGATCCAAATTTATGCGTTGATCAAGATGATCCATGTGAATTATGCTCAGATCATATAAATAATGAATATGAATCGAATTGTTATTCGATTTTTAGCGCACGATATAATTGGAATCCAACAACATCTGGTTGTTATGGTATATGTAATAATACCACATTTGATCCTAGTAGTGGTTTAGGTACTAGTGAAGGTAGATGTTTTTTTGCTGATATTTGTGATCATCATATAGCCTTAGCTTGTTCTTGTGGAGATAAAGATTCATGTTCATGTAAAGGTGAATCTATAATGTTTCCATCTATTAGACGTAACTGTAATGCTTTTGGCAATATTCCAGAATGTACTGGCGAACAATTAAATTCTTGTAGCCTATACAGAAACTCTGTAGGATATAATGGAATTGCATATCCATCATGGCCAGGAGAAGTAAGAGAATTTCTTACAAATAGTGGATTTGTTTATCATAATTTTCCAGTGGATCAATTTGAAGAAGCTTTTGATGAATATACCAGTGGATTTGTTGTAAAGGTAAAACCAATCACTCTTGATGGTAAACAATTTTATACAGATGGTTTTAATGTATTTAATAAAAATACACTATGCGATGGGCCAGATACACTTGGTGAAGATTGTTCTTCACCTTTAACAAATAAAAGAACATCAACAATTTATCATCGTCAAGGCTGTATACCTGGTACTGTAAATGCTGGTATAACTTTAGAACAAGGTCTAGATACAACAAATGGTACTGTTTGGTTTGGTCGATCATCCAATAAATGCATATTTTCAAATACATCATGTAATTTTGGCTCTGATGATCAACAAACAGACTTAGAAATTGTCAAAGAAAATATAATTCCTGCTATGAGTGTTTTTACAGGACCATTTTCATATCAACATGCAAATGCTCCATGTAGTATTACAACAGCAGATTATTTAAATAATTATCAAGAAGTTTTACAGGGAACATGCCCATCATCATCATTTACAGATACATTTATAAATAAATTGATTCCAATCGAAGGATCAGAGCCACTTTGTATTCCTTTAGAGTGTTCTGTTATTGATTGCTCTCAATATGAGGATTGTAGCCCAACATGAGTATTCAATTTAGATCCAGAATCCGAAGTACTTTTGATTACGGCAAGCAATTGAAGCAATCAGGTAAATGTTGCTTTGCTGATGGTTCATCAGAACTCATTACATTTTATGAATGTTTTTCTAGATCTGGTACTTTTATTACAGATGTGGATGCTCCATGTCCAACATCAGCAAAAAAAGGATATTGCTGTGCTTGTGCATATTTAAGTGATTCTCAAAGACAAGAAGTTGTAAATAATCTACCATATAACACATCAAATTCTTTCTGGGATGGTACGTTTGGAATACAATCGAATATTACAGAATGTGAATGTAATAGAATAGGTGGATTGTGGAGTGAGACTAATTCTACATCATCTTTATGTGATAAGAGTGTTCAGATAGATGGATCAAACTATGATATTGATGCAAGAATACCAAATGCTTGTTGTTCATTTATTATACAGAACGGTGCTCCAAATGGTGTTACTTGTCAGAATGTTTGTTCGGAACGAGCCTGTGCAAATTTAGCAATAGTTGAATCTGGTCCTAATGATCCATTTGCAGATACTGTGTTTATACCAAATAAAGTCTGTGGTAAATCAATAGTTTCTGGTGTTGCTGCTGCTTCTTGTGGAACAACAATAATTACTTCAAGATTGATATCCACCACAGATGCTTTTGCTGAAGATCTTCTTGGTCCTTGTTATCAATTAAATGAAGAAACATTAGAATATACTTGTTCTGTTCAGCCAGAATATAGATGTTCTGGGTACTGGGTAAACCCAGAAACTATTGATTCCAATGTTGCTTATTGTGATCACGCATATACACCAAAAAGTTTTACAAAAACATCCAGTTATATAAATCCTATTCAATATACAGAGTCGGAATTTGATTCGCTTGGTCTTTCAATAGGTGATGAGTTTCAAGGCGGAATTTATATTGGAAAATTTGCCCCAAAGAAACCAAATGCTACCACAATATCCAGAGTATATGGAGCATTGAATTTTTCAACACCATCGTCAACTTATGTTGATGTCTCTGGTGAATCCGAATATTCTAAATGGGGAATCATTGTAAATAAAAATTTCTTAAAATCACCATTAATTTATTCTACAGATCCGATCAATAATTTCACAAATTCTTATTATGATGGCTATATGAACTGTTATGGTGATCGTTATCAAAATAATAGAATAGAATCATCTACCATCAATACAATCCGTGGAAAATTAAGAAATGGATTTATAGATTATTATGTACCATCTATAGTGGAAATGATGTTCTTATCAGAACAATATAGAAATAATACAACACTACAAGATATTTTGACGATTGATGGCACATTTGCATCATCTACATTTGTAACCGATAAATATCTAAAAGCATTTCCTACTGGTGTGAATATATTTAATAATATGAATTTATTATATGGTCAAATAATAGGAACTGGTGAAAATCTAGGAAAGAATATAACATTCAATATAAATAGAACTGTGAACTTCTTCTTGTTTAGAAGAATAATATTAACATGAGGTCTACTATGGGATGCAATTGCAATAAAAATAAAAACAACGAACCCCAAGATAATAAGCAACAATTCAGAAAACAAGAAATACCAGAGCAAAGTCTGGTAAAAAAAAAGATGTCAATGCTACAAAGCTTCGCAACAGCAGTAGCATCAAGAGGACTCCAAGATAATAAAGTGAATATGCCTCTTAAGCAATTAAGAGTAGTATCATGTTTTGGCAATGAGCAACAAGGTGGGGTTTTACCTCCATGTGAACATCTGAAAGAGTCAAAGACACCAGGAAAGCATTTCTGTGGGGGTTGTGGTTGTGGTGATAAAGAAGGTACTTGGCTTATGGCAGAAGCCGATAAGTACTCGAAACTTGATTATCCGAAGCTTAATTGCCCATTAGCGATGCCTGGGTTTAGCAACTATCAACATTCTAAAGAAGATGAAGGTGTAGAGCCAGTTACAAGAAGATGGTTTATAGAAAATAAGATTTCCTATAATGATATACAACAGATTCCAGTAACTGTTCATGAATCGAAACAAGGTCAGCAGCCAAGCTGAGAATAAAAACTCCTTATAAATAAATAAGGAGTTTTTTAATGGCAGGACCAAATTCAAGAGAAAGCTTAATCGAATATGCTCTTAGAGCATTGGGCCACCCAGTTATTACCATTAACGTGGATGATTCTCAATGTCAGGATAGATTGGACGAAGCTTTGCAATTTTTTTCAGAGTACCATTTCGATGGTGCTGAAAAAGCGTTTTTCCGTTATCAGATTACCGCACAGGATATAGCAAACAAATATATTAATGTTTCCAACATAGGTCCAACAAATGGTCCTGGTGGAGATGGTCCAGATGGAAATGATATTCTATCTGTAGTCAAGTTATTTCAGTTTGGTAACTTTGCTAATGTTGATATGTTTGATCTCAAATACCAACTGGCTCTTGTAGATTACTTCGGTGTAAACACATCTGTAGGTAATGGTCATGCTATGGGTCTTGCAGCCTATGACTCAACGAAAAGATATATTAAATTGATTGAAGATTTCTTTCAACCAGAAAAAGCTCTGAGCTTTAGTAAGGTTACTGGAAAAATTCATATTCATGGTGATTTGTCAGTTATCAATCCTGGTGATTATATCATACTTCAAACATATGTAATAATAGATCCACAGCAATATACTAAAATTTATAACGATAGAATGCTTAAAAAGTATATCACCGCATTGATCAAACGTCAATGGGGTGCGAATATGGCAAAATACGACGGAGTTCAATTACCAGGTGGTATTAGTTTCAAGGGTGGGCAGATTTATTCAGAAGCCTCTGCCGAAATTTCACAAATTGAAAACGAACTAATTCAGTCTCATGAATATCCACCAGAATTTTTTGTAGGTTAATATGGCAATAAATCCATACTTTGGTGATTTTAGAAACGAACAAAGACTGTTAGATGATCTGACAGTCGAAACAATCAAGGCCATGGGCCGTGATGTTTATTATATTCCAAGAGAATATGTTAAATTGGATAGAATCTTTGGTGAAGATATTTTATCACAATTTAAACAAGCATATTTAATTGAAATGTATGTTATGGATGTTGTAAAATTTCAAGGTCAGCGTGATGTTGCCACTAAATTTGGTATTGATATCACAGACAAATTAGATCTTCAAGTATCTATTACTAGATTTAAACAAGAAATATATTCTAAAAATTCAGATATTTTAAAACCAAGAGAAGGTGATTTAATTTATTTTCCACTTTCTAAACACTTATTTGAAATAAATGTTGTGGAAGATGAAATTCCATTTTACCAATTTGGTATTTTGACAACTTATACACTTAAGTGCGAACTCTTCTCTTACTCTAACGAAACCATTGAAACAGGAATTACTGAAGTGGATGAAGTTGAAACCAAGAGAAAAATGTATCTTTCAAGAATTACATTGGGAGATTCTGCATCACCGTCAACAATATTTAAGGTTGGTGATGTTGTTTATCAAGTCGCTGGGGTTACGAATGGAAATTATGCTGATGCAACATACACAGCAGTTGTTGCCGATTTTGTAAATGGCGCAACAAAGTATGTTTATGTTTCAGATGAAAATGGAACTTTACAATTAGGGGCATCCACAGAAACAATTCTAGATAAACCTAAAAATGTTAAATATTATGTCACAGCAAATAATACAACGACAATAAATGTCACTAAAGATCCTAAGATTCTTGAATCTAGTGGTGATAATAAAGAACTTGATGTAGATCAAAATGATAATGATCTATTTGATTTTTCAGAAACTGATCCATTCTCAGAAGGCAAATATTAATGTTTACAAAACTAGAACCATTTTACAATAAATCTATACGAAAGACTGTTGTAGCCTTTGGTTCTTTATTTAATCAAATTTATTTCAATAGAACTGATGCTTCTGATAATGTAATTGAAACATCAAGAGTTCCGCTAATCTATTCACCAAAAGAAAAATTTATTCAAAGATTAAAATCAGAAACAAGTTTGACTGATGAAACTCATACAAGAATGAATTTACCTAGAATGGGATTTGAGATAACTGGATTTCTTTATGACTCTCAAAGAAAATTAAATAGATTAAATCAAAAAATTTCTACTATTGATGGTGTCATTACAAGCAGTTATATAGAAGTTCCTTATAATATAAACTTTGGTCTTTATTTATTTTCTAGAAATTTAGATGATAATCTACAAATAGTTGAGCAAATATTACCTTACTTTGCTCCTGATTTCACAGTAACTTTAAATATGAATCCACTAAACCAAAAGGTGGATGTACCAATAGTTTTAAATAGCTTAAATATTGTTGAGGACTATGAAGGTGATTTTGATACCAGAAGAACTGTAAATAGCGTTTTTGATTTTACAGTTAAAACATATCTTTATGGTCCAATTAAGGAATCATCAACAGTTCTTATCGAAGATGCAAATATACGTCTATACGATGGTCAAAATACTGTAGCCGAATCTATTAAGATATTTGATGTTGGATATACAGGAGATTCGTCTACACTAAGTGGAATAACATATTATGAAAACCCCTGATGAAGAACCAGTTGAAAAAATTTCAAAAGCTTTAGATGTTTTTTATGATCCGGCCCAAAGTCCAGCCAAAGAAATAAAATCTGAAGTCAAGAAAATCAAAGCAGAAAAACTTGATGTTGATTTTTCTTTAGCCAGAAGTAATATGAAAGAGCTTCTGAATAATGGAATGAATGCTCTGGATGGCATTATGAAAGTCGCTGAGGCCAGTGATTCCCCAAGAGCCTATGAAGTAGCAGCATTATTGATAAAAACATTATCAGATGTTAATAAAGATTTAATTGGTATTCATGAGAAAAATGCGAACATTCAAAAAGAAAAAATTACAAATATAACAAATAATTCTATTTACGTTGGATCTACTACAGATTTACAGAATTTAATTAATAAAGAAAGAGCGCAAAATAAAGATGGCGATCAAACAGAGTAGAGGTCCAGGCTATCTTGGTAATAAAAATCTTAAACCAGCTGGAGTTAAGATTGAATTTACACAAGAACAAGTTGAAGAATATATTAAATGTGCGAAAGATCCTATCTATTTTGCCAAAAAATATGTTAAGGTTGTAACTCTTGATAAAGGTGTCACTCAATTTGATTTATATGATTACCAAGAACGCTTGGTAGAAAAACTTTGTAATAATCGCTTCGTGATCGGAAAACTAGCCCGACAGTCTGGTAAAACAACAACTGTTGGTTGCTGCTATCTTTTACATAAAATTTTATTTAATCAAAATATGAGTGTGGCTATTCTAGCTAATAAATTAAATACTGCTAGAGAAATTCTATCTCGTATTCGTGAAGCATATGAGCATTTACCTTGGTGGCTACAGCAGGGTATTATGGAATGGAATAAAGGATCAATTCAATTAGAAAATGGATCTAAGATTCTTGCATCTGCTACCTCATCATCTGCTATTCGTGGTGGAAGTTACAATATAATTTTTTTGGACGAATTTGCATTCGTCCCAACAACAGTAGCAGAAGAGTTCTTTTCATCTGTTTATCCAACCATTACTGCTGGTCAGAGTACTCAAATGATAATCATTTCTACCCCGAAAGGGTTGAATATGTTTTATCAATTATGGAAGGGTGCTACTTCTAAGCAAAATGAATATGTGCCATTTGAGGTAAATTGGCAAGAAGTTCCTCAATATCCAGGTGGTCCATTGCGCGATGAGGCTTGGAAAGAACAACAAATCAAGAATACTTCAGAAAGACAGTTTGATGCGGAATTTAACTGCTCATTCATTGGCTCTGCCAATACATTAATTGATGCTCAAAAATTAAATCAATTAAGTTATGGTAAACCAAAACAAAGAAATGCCGAAGGTCTTTTAATATATCAAGAACCAGTAAAAGGTATAGAAGAAAAAGGTACTAAAGATAGAGACTATTTTATCACCGTAGATGTTGCCAGAGGGCAGGGTGGTGATAATAGTGCCTTTACCGTATTTGATATATCGGACATGCCATATCGAATCGTAGCACGGTTTAAAAGCAATACAGTCTCACCTCTTTTATTACCATCATATATTCGCTCTGTTGGTAAAAAATACAATACAGCACATGTTCTTGTTGAGGTAAATGATATTGGAAGTCAAGTAGCCGATATTTTACACTACGATCTGGAATATGAAAATTTAGTGAAAGCAGCATTCAAAGGTCATAAGGGTCAAACCATTACCGAGACAGGAATGGGAGCGAAGCGGGTACAACTTGGTGTAAGAACAACGGTCCCTGTCAAAAAATTAGGATGTGCTGTTTTAAAGAATTTAATAGAACAAGATAAGTTGTTGGTTGAAGATGCAGACACGATAGATGAGTTAACAACTTTTATAGCAGATGGTCAATCATTTGCTGCCGATGAAGGTCATACAGACGATCTTGTAATGACTCTAGTTTTGTTTGCATGGGCGACAAGACAAGATTTCTTTGAGGCGTTAACAAATAAAGATGTTCGTGTTGAACTTTTTGAAAAGGATATCGAAAAAATTGAGAATGAAATTATTCCAATGTTTGTAGAGGACGGCTTCGGTGAAAGAAGCGAGTGGGATGGAGAAGACCGCTGGTTCGATGAAAAAGACCCAAGAAGAAACCAATTTGGTACACAATATTGGCTTTTTTGATTAAATTCTCTAAAATAATATATATTTTAGACGAAAATATTTTTAAGGAGAATTTATGGCACGACCAAATGTATCAGTTACAATATTAGATGAATCACTGGTTGTCCCGACATCCGAAGAAGGATCACCAACCATCGGAGCCATGGTTTCGGTTAACGGTCTTAGTTTGTTTGGTACTACAACAGAACAAAATTTAGGTTATTATCTAGTAAATGATATTCCTGATTGGTTTTCAAGACTTCAGACATTTACTCAGACAGAAAATGCATTAAATGGAGCAAGTGGTGTTACTTTTATAGCCAGCTATCTCGCAACTAATGGAGCTACTGGGTGGACAGACGAATGGTATTCTGTTTATAATTTCTTACAATATGGAGCACCATGTTATGTTGGGTTTAACAATGCTGGTGCTGGTTTATCAGGATTCTTTAGTCTTGATGTAGATGTTATCTTTGAAGGTACTACAGCATCAAGAGAACAAACAAAATCATTCTTTAATCATAGAGTAGCTAAAGAAGCTCCAGCATTTGGTGTTTTCAGTCTCATATCAGCAGATGATGGTTTATCTCTAGATGCTACTAATTTAGGAAACCCAGCCGCTCTTACTGGTTTGAGTTCTCCTGAATTTGGATCTTTTGTATATGGTCAAAAAAATCAACTTAATGTATCTGGAAATAGCACAAATCTAATCAAATCTACTTTGGCAGCAGATGTTGCTGGTTGTTTAGCAAGAACAGATCGTGTTTCTTACCCATGGTTCTCACCAGCTGGTACAAGAAGAGGTCAAATTCTAAATGTTGTTTCGTTGACTCAGAGTTTAACCGAAACACAGCAAGATAATCTTTATGATAATAAAGTAAATCCAATTGCAACATTTGTCGGTGAAGGAACAATACTTTTTGGTGATAAGACTTTTGCAGCAGCAACATCATCACTCAATTCAATTAATATTTCTAGATTGGTAATCTATTTAAAGAGAGCATTGACTCCTCTTGCTAGAGGTATTCTATTCGAACAAAATGATGCCTTAACAAGAAATAGATTCTCCAATGCAGCTGATTCTATTTTAAGAGATATTCAGTCACAAAGAGGACTTAATGCTTATAAAGTAATTTGTGATGAATCTAATAACACAGCTGCTGTAATTGCTGCTAAAGAATTTGTTGCCGATATTTTAATTCAACCAATTCCTTCAGTTAATTTTGTAAAAATTACTATAACTAATAAAGATTTAAGTGATACTCTTTGATATCAATAAGGAGTAAATATGGCAAACGGATTATCGGATTTTAGAAACAATTTCTTCGGGGTAAGACAAAACCGTTTTATGGTTAATTTTACCTTTCCCTCAGGAATAGGTACTGGTCTTGATTTAGATACAGCACAAACAATATATTGCAAAGCCACTCAAACCCCACCAAGTGCGATAGGTCAAATTCCAGTTATGTGGCAAGGAAGACCTGTTAAATTCTCTGGTGAAAGAGTTTATGGTGATTGGGCAATTGTTGTTTATGAAGCAGCGGGTAAGAAATCATCACACAACCTCAAAGCTGCGTTTGAGCGATGGATCAATAAAATGGATGAAAGAAATACCCATCAAATTAACTATAATGTAGTTACTAATTGGGATTTATATTATGATGATATTCAAACCTCAAGATCTGGTCAACCAGGACAGCTCCCAGGAAATTACAGTAAACACATTAAGTTAATTAATTGTTTCCCTACAGAAATTTCACCAGTGGATTTATCTTATGATACTGAAAATACATTCGTTGAATTTACTGTGAATATGTCATTCGATTACTGGGAACCAATGACAACAGCAGCAGGATCATGACCTATATAAATTATGGACTTAAATTTATTTGGCTTTTTATTTGGTAAAAAACAAAATGATCCTTTACAGTCAACTGTAGATGATCAGAAAACAACACCGTCTTTTGTTCCACCCGACGATTACGATGGAAGTGTCGTAGTCGATGCGGGTGGTTTCTTATCAACTGTATTTGATTTTGGTGCTCAGTATAGAGATGAAAATGCTCTTATTCAGCAGTACAGATCAATGTCTTTATACCCAGAAGTTGACTTGGCTATTGAAGATATAGTAAATGATTCTATTGTTTTTGATGATACCAAAAAATGTATAGAATTAAATCTAGACCAAGTAGCTTTATCTGAAAATATCAAATCCAAGATGTTTACAGAATATAAAAACATCTTAAAATTATTAAATTTTTCAAGTAATGGATATGAAATTTTTAGACGCTGGTATATAGATGGTCGTCTTTATTATCATTGTATGATCGATATTAATCGACCAGAAAAAGGTATACAGGAGTTAAGACCAATTGATCCACTTAAGATGCGAAAAGTACGCAAAGTGGAGAGAGAAAATCAAATAATTAATGGGGTACAGACTCCAATTGTTAAAAAAATTGATGAATATTATGTTTATACAGATATAGATCCAGATGCTATTTTACCAACCTCAAATATTGGTATGAAGATAGCTGTGGATTCTGTTGCTTATGCTACTTCTGGTCTTGTCGATCACGCAAGCAAAAGAGTAATTAGTTATTTACATAAAGCCATACGTCCTCTAAACATGCTTAGACAAATAGAGGATGCTGTTGTAATTTATAGAATGTCTAGAGCACCAGAACGAAGAGTATTTTATGTAGATGTTGGTTCTTTGCCAAAACAAAAGGCCGAACAATACATGAGAGAACTCATGAATCGTTATCGAAATAGATTAATCTATGATCAAAAAACTGGTGAGATTAAAGACGATAGAAGCCATCTTTCGATGCTTGAAGATTACTGGATTCCTAGAAAAGAAGGAAACCGTAGTACCGAAATAACCACTCTTGATGGTGGTCAAAATCTTGGTCAAATGGAAGATGTGGAATATCTTCAAAGAAAACTCTATAGAGCCTTGAATGTCCCGATCTCTCGTCTTGAGACTTCTACTGGTTTTAATATGGGTAGAACCTCAGAAATCACTAGAGATGAGGTTAAATTCTATAAATTCATAGAAAGAATGCGCCATAAATTTGCGAATCTTTTCTTGGAATTATTGAAGAAACAATGCATTCTTAAAGGTATTTTGACCCAGAATGATTGGGAAAAAATATCACAGGATATCATCTTTAATTTTAACCGAGACTCATATTTCAATGATCTGAAGGAAAATGAAATTCTTCGTGAAAAGGTAGAAATGTTAAATGTAATGGCAAATTTCACAGGAACATTCTATTCTACAAATTATATTCGTAAGAATATTCTTAAAATGACAGATCAGGAAATAGCCCAAATAGATCAGGAAATAGAAGTAGAAAGACGTAAGCAGTTAGAGCAACAGATGCAGGCACAGGCAGCTATGCCACCTGAAGAACAGCAATGAAAGTTTATTTTTATGATAAAGAAACCTTGAAAAAAGAGCTTAGAAATAAATCAAATAAAGCTCTTATGGTTAGATTTAAAGGTCATACACAGGTTTCTATACCAAAAAATATATTAGAAATTATTCAAAATTTGTCAAAAAAAGATAGAACTTTTATGAAAAAACTACTTTCTAGTGAAAATAATTTCATTTTCTTTTTGACAAATTTCATAAAAAAATAAATAAAAATACGGAGAATATAAAAATGAAACCATTAAACGAAGCAGTGATACATTTAATTAATGAAGATGTTGTAAATGCCAAGAAACTTATCGAAAACGAACTTTACATTCGTCTAGGGACTATTCTTGAAGAAAAATTAAAGAATTATGCACCAACAATCTTTACTGAAAAAATGGCAGCTAAAGATTACGATGGTGATAAGAAGATTGAAACATCAGAACAAGAATTTCTAGGTTCTAGAGATAAGGCAATCAAAAAATCAATGCAATCTAAATCAATGAAAGCTAAATCGATGAAAGAATCAATTGAAGAATCTGAGGATGATCTCCTTGAAGAAGATGCTTTTATCGAAGAATTGCAAGCACTTGTCGAATCAATAGAAAATGATATTGGTGAAGAACTCACCGAATCTGAAATCGAAGAACTTGCAAATATTTTATTAGAAGAGAGTGATCCAGATGAAGACGAGGAAGAAGATTTCGAAGAAGATTTTGAAGAAGAAGACTACGAAGAAGAAGAAACCAAATAAAGGAAATAAAAATGCTTTTAATAAAAGAAAATAATGATTCAGATATCGTAATCTCTGAAGGTGTAGATAACGGTGCAAAATCATGGTTTATTGAAGGCAAAATGATTCAATGCAATAAACCAAATAAAAACAACCGTATGTACGTTACAGAACATATGGATGCTGAGGTTTCACGATATACCCAAAATTACATTAAAGAAAATAGAGCTTTGGGTGAGTTAAATCACCCACCAACCGCTGATATCGATCTTTCAAGAGTTTCCCATAAAATAGTTAAATTGGAAAGAAATGGTAATGATTTTTACGGAAAAGCAAAAATCTTATCATCTACCCCAATGGGAAATATTGCTGAGAATTTAATCAAAGAAGGCGTTAAACTCGGTGTTTCTACGAGAGGGTTAGGTTCTTTGGTCAAAATGAATGGATACAACCAAGTGCAGCCAGATTTTAAACTTGTTGCAGTTGACTTGGTATCAGATCCATCAGCTCAGGATGCCTATGTAATGGCTCTTAGAGAAGGTAAAGAATGGGTATGGGCCAATGAATTTTTGCCAGAAGGTCAAGTAAATCAACAATATAAAGCTTTAAAAAAGGCAAGCAGCAAAAAATTAGAAGAAACAGCTGCTAAAATTTTTAAAGATTTTATGCGTTCATTATAAGTGGAAAAATAATTTTTGCTAAATAATAATATAATAATTTAATGGAGAATATATGAAACAAAAGAAAGCAGTTTTCGCAGCAAATGGAGCAGGAACAAGCACTGAAACTGGGTTTGAACCTCAAGATGCTGGGACCGAAGTTATTCCAGATGGAACAGCACAAAGAAACATGGCATCACTAAGACCAGGTGGTGGTATTTCTGGTATGTTGGTAATGAAATCAAAATCAGGTACAGCAATGTATCCAGAACAAGATAGTGAAGAAGATGAGAGTGATATGGAAGAACAAAAAGAATCCGTAGAACTTGATATCTCCGATTTTGCAAATGCTCTTTTTGAGGGTGAAGAATTATCAGAATCCTTCAAACAAAAATGCATTGCAATTTTTGAAGCAGCCGTCAATGAAAAAGTTTCAGTAATGGAACAAGCCATGATTGAAGCTTCAAAGAAGATTATAGAAGAGCAAGTCGCTTCTTCAGTTGAAACAATCACTGAAGGTGTTGACAAGTATCTCACCTATGTCTGTGAAGAATGGCTCAATGAAAATCGTCTTGCTGCTGAACAAGGCATGAAGACTGAAATTGTTGAGAACTTTATTCACGGTCTTAAGGATCTCTTTGAGAATAGCTTCATTGATGTTCCAGATGAAAAATATAACGTCGTTGATGAACTCTTCGAAGCCAACAGCGAACTTGAATCAAAACTCAATGCACAAATTAATGAGAACATTGAACTCAAGAATACTTTAATTGCTCATCAATGCGCCGAAGCATTCGTTCAGGAATCATCTGGTTTAGCTGATACAGAAATTGAAAAACTAGCCTCACTCGCTGAAGGTATTGAGTTCTCAACCGTAGCCCAATATAGAGAAAAAGTAAAATTACTTCGTGAATCATATTTCAATGGTTCAGAACAATTTAATTCTCAACTTGATGAACATGTTTCATCACCAACCCAACCAATTGTAGAGTCTGGAAGTGATATGGATTATATCGTCCGTTCAATTTCAGAACAAGTTAAAAACTCAAATTACAAAGTTAAGAAGTCTTAAAAAATAAAAAATTATAAATAAAAAAGTATAGGAGAAAATAAATGGACTTTAATAGCGTTACACCCTACGACACACTTTTAGAAAAATGGAATGCGGTCATAGATCATCCAGATCTTCCCAACATCGATGATGTTTATCGTAAGAAGACAACCGCAGTTCTTCTTGAAAATCAAAGAAAAGCACTCAGAGAGCAAGCTGGTTTCTTAACCGAAGCTCCAACAAATGCAATGAATGCTGGTGGTTTTGCAAGTACATCAGTTGCTGGTGCAAACTCAGCACTTCAAGGTTACGATCCAATTCTCATTAGCCTTGTTCGTAGAGCAATGCCAAATGTCGTTGCATATGATGTCGCTGGCGTTCAGCCAATGACCGCACCAACTGGTCTTATCTTTGCAATGAGAGCAAGATATGATGGTCAAAATGGTCTAGAAGCAATGTATGATGAACCAATCGCTTCATTCTCAGGTGTTTCTGGTGCTACTGGTATTGATCCTAATGGTTATTCTGGTGGTTATACCTATTCAAACCCACTTGGCGCAGCTGGTGGTACTGGATGGACTAATGTTACAGCATTAAGAACAAATCAATTTAATTTCTTCCGTGGTTTCTTGACTGGTCAAGCAGAAAATCTTTCAAGTGGTCCACAAAGTACATCTGCTGGTATAGCAACTGGTTTCCGTGAAATGGCATTCAGCATTGAACGTGTCGCTGTAGAAGCTCGTACACGTGCTCTCAAGGCAGAATACACCACAGAACTTGCACAAGATCTCAAAGCAGTTCACGGTCTTGATGCAGAATCAGAACTCGCAAATATTCTCTCAGTTGAAATTCTCAACGAAATCAATAGAGAAATCATTCGCGCAGTCTACGCTTCGGCTAAAGCTGGTGCTCAACAATCAGATCTTTCTAAAGCAGGCGATTATAGCCTTGTATCAGACTCTGATGGTCGTTGGTCAGCAGAGCGTTATCGTGGTCTTATGTACCAAATCGAACGCGAAGCAAACGTAATTGCTAAAGAAACTCGTAGAGGTAAGGGTAACTTTATTCTTTGCAGTGCAGATGTTGCATCAGCACTTGCAATGGGTGGATTCCTCAATCTCTCACCAGCACTCAATGTTCAAATGAATGTTGATGATACTGGTAACGTGTTTGCTGGTGTTCTTAACGGTAAATTTAAGGTTTATATCGATCCGTTCGTTCCAGCTGGCGTTGATTTCGTCTGTGTTGGTTATAAGGGTCAATCACCATATGATGCTGGTATGTTCTACTGCCCATACGTTCCTCTCCAAATGGTACGTGCAGTTGGTGAAAATACCTTCCAGCCAAAGATCGGCTTCAAGACTCGCTACGGCATGGTTGCAAATCCATTCGCTGGTGGTCGTACCGCTAATGTTGGTCTTGGTGATGGTCTAAACACCTACTACCGTCTATTCCGTGTTATTGATCTTCACGGTAACTCAGCCTGATAATCAGGACTGATTGAAAAAATAAAAGCAAAGGGTTGGGTAAAACCAACCCTTTGTTATTTTTATAAATATTGGTATGGGATTTAATAATATACCAGATTCTGTTAAACAATATTTACCTGGAGATTTTTTAACATCAAATCCATCTATTCCAGTAAATACTAATTTTTTAACCAATAATAAATTTATTTTTATTCTTGATCGATGTCCTACATTAGTATATTTTTGCCAAAGAGCCAACGTACCATCCGTATCTTTGGGTATTTCTATACAGAATACTCCAACAGCAATTCAAATACAAAGACCTGGTACAAATGTTACTTTAGAAGAATTTCAAGTTGGATTTGCTATCGATGAGGATTTATTAAATTGGCGAGAGATTCATGATTGGATAAAAGCAATAACATATTATGGAAATAATTGTTCAATTCTTAAAGAAGAACAACAAACTTCAAATGCTTCGCTATTGATCCTAAATAGTTCATATAGACCATTTTTAAAAGTCAGATTCTATGATATTTTCCCAACTTTCTTAAGTGGTATTGATTTTGATACAACATTACCAGATACAGATAATATTATTGCTTCTGTAAATTTTGCGTATTCTTATTTTGACTTAGAAACTCTTTAATTATATAATTTTTTTATTATGACTATAAATGAATTGAAAAAATTAGTAGAAAAAGATCTTGAGATTGATTCAACAGAGTTAGGATCTGAAGCATTAAGATCACCACAATTACATAATAAGTATTTGTGTTTTTTACTTGATGAAAAACATAATCTAAATCTTATGGAATCAATCTTAAAAATTACAGAAAAAGATAAATGGCTTTACTATACAGGTAAAATGAGTGAAGAAGATCTCAAAAAACATAATTGGGAACCCTTTGACCTTGCAGTTATAAAACAAGATGTTGACCGTTTTATAGAAGCTGATAAACAGTATTCTGATATCAAAATCAAAGTTGAACAGCAACGAGAAAAGGTAAATTACTTAGAAAATGTCATTAAGATAATGTCCAATCGTGGATGGAATATCAAATCTGCCATTGAGTGGGTTAAATTTACTCAAGGTCTTTCATGATTGAAATAGAAAAAGTAGATGAAAGTTTTATAAAAATAAAATGCGAAGAAGATATCGCACGAGAACTTTCATCCTTTTTCACATTTAAAGTACCAAATCATGAGTATTCACCAGCCTATAGAAAAAAGAAGTGGGATGGTAAAATTAGATTATTTAATTTGGGATCTAAGACAATATACGCTGGTTTATTAGACTACATAATCAAATTTCTTGAAGAAAGAAATTACTCATATCAGATAAATTTTGATCAATGTAGGATAGAAGAATCTTCTATTGATGAATGGATTTCTCAGCAAAAAATTTATTCAAATAAAAAAGAATTGAAACCACATGATTATCAAATAGATGCCATTAAAAAAGCACTAACAAAGCAAAGAATATTACTTCTTTCACCAACTGGTAGTGGAAAATCATTAATAATTTATCTAATATTAAAATATCTTTTAGAAAAAGATCAAAAAAAATATTTAATTGTAGTACCAACAACTGGTCTTGTAAATCAATTATATAATGATTTTGCTGATTATTCAAATAAAGATGTAAAATTTTTACAAAAAATTCATACAATTTTTGCTGGTAAAGAAAAAATAACAACAAAAAGAATTATTATATCTACGTGGCAAAGTATTTTTAAAGAGCCAGAGTCATTTTTTAATGAATTCGATGGAATCTTTGGTGATGAATGTCATTTATTCAAAGCAAAATCTTTATCTTTACTTGTTCGTAAAATGAAGCAAACAAAATACCGTATAGGAACTACAGGTACACTAGATAATACAGAAGCTCATAAACTAATTATAGAGGGTTTATTTGGTAGGTCTTATGCAGTAACTACAACCAAAGAATTAATTGATGATAATATCTTATCAAAATTAAATATTAATAACATATTATTGTCTTATAACCAATTTCCAAAAAAACCATTATATGCACAAGAAATAGAATGGTTAATTACAAATGAATATAGAAATAATTTTATAGCTGATTTAGCATCTAAAATTAAAGGTAATGTTCTTGTACTCTATAATTTTGTAGAAAAACATGGTATTCCTCTTTATACTAAGATAAAACAAAAGAATAAAAAAGATGTTTTTCAAATTCATGGAAAAACTGATATAGAAGAACGAGAACTAATAAGAAATATTGTTAATAATCATACCAATAGTGTTCTTGTTGCATCTTACGGAACATGTAGCACTGGTATTAATATTAAAAATATCAATGCTATTATTTTTGCTTCTCCCTCTAAATCAGTTGTGCGCGTCTTACAATCAATCGGTCGAGGATTAAGAAAATCTGAAACCAAAGATAATGTTGTAGTATACGATATTAGTGATGATTTACACTATAAATCATATCGAAACCATACGCTAAGACATATGGATGAGCGTTTGACCATATATAATAATGAGAAGTTCACATATAAAACTATAAAAGTGAAGCTAGGAGACATATGAACAAGAATACAAAAATCTTCAAACTAGTTAGTGGTGAAGAAATAATTGGTAATCTTTTAAATAATGACAGTGATTCTGTTCTTAAAATTGAAAATCCTATGGTTTTTAAAACAGCAACTATGTTGGACACAAGAGGTGTGCCACACGATGTTACAATCTTAAAGGATTGGATGTATCGATCAGATGAAAAAATAGCAGATCTACCGAAAGAACAAATTTCAATTTTATTCAATCCAAACGAAAAAACTTTAGAATTATATAAAATTGAAATATCTAAAAATGACACATCATCCCAAAAAATTCTTGATACAGATGAATTAAAAAATAATTTTGTGAATCCTCTTGATAATATTATGGATTCTTTTATGAATAATTTGACAGATCTTGCTAGACAGGAACCATCAAGAAAAAGACGTAAATCTAAAAAGAGAAGACCACCACCAGAACAAGATGAAATATCACTAGAAGCCTTAATTCCAGACGAACTTAAGGAAAGACCTATGATTTATCTTTCTATGGTCATACCACCAGAGTGTATAATGAATTTACTAACCGCTGGTATTTTAGATCCAGAACAATTATTAGAAATAATTGAAGAAGTAAAGAAAAAAAATAATTTTACTGGTGATGAGAAGAAGAGAGAAGATTTTGGTAATAAGTTATCTGATTGGAATCCAGATCCAAAATCTGCTGATTATAATGAAGAGGATCCACTAGATTCTTGATTACTTACTATTAGTAACTAAGTATGTTTACTTTATCCCTTTCTCTCCCCACAAGGGGAATTATAATAGACTTTTAAAAACTGTCAAGTAAAAACTTGAAATTTTACAGGAATCTGTTATAATGAAAGAGGAGTACAAAATGGCAGAAGATATAGTAGAAAAAGAATTAAAATCATTAAGACATTACGTTGATAACCAAAAATTCCTTAAATCCATGAATGAATGGAAAAAGGAAGTCAAAAAGGCCGAAAAGAAAGGTCAGAAGCGACCCCCGGTAACGGATTATATAGCAGAATGCTTTATAATGATCGCTGAACATCTTTCTCAACGGCCTAATTTTATTAATTATCCTTTTAGAGAAGATATGGTTGGTGATGGTATAGAAAATTGTATAGCATACGCTCACAATTTTGATTCAGAGAAATCATCAAATCCATTCTCATATTTTACACAAATAATTTATTACGCTTTTTTGCGTCGAATAGAAAGAGAAAAGAAACAATCTTTCATAAAATATAAATGCTTACAGATGAATGATGTTGATGGAAAATTTGTAGATTGGCTACAAAATAATCAAGGATCATCTACTTTTGGTGAATTTCTTCAACACACATTTTTCTTATCTGAAAACGATATAGAAAAAATGGAAGCCAAAGAAAAAGTAAAGAAAAAACGTGGTAAAAAATCAAAAAAGAAATCATGAAAATTGCTATTATTTCAGATACACATTTTGGAGTTCGTAATGATTCTCCGATATTTTTAAATTATTCTTTGGATTATTTTGAAAATATATTTTTTCCATATTTAAGAGAAAATAATATTACAAATGTAATTCATATGGGTGATTTACTTGATCGTAGAAAGTATGTTAATTTCAATACTTTAGGTCAAGTAAGAACCAGATTTATGAATAAATTTGATGAATATGGTATTACATTACATATCACTTTAGGAAATCATGATGTTTTTTATAAAAATTCAAATCATGTAAATTCTATAAAAGAATTATTTTCCTATGGATATAATAATATTAAATTATATGAAGAACCATCTGATATTGTATTTGACGGCATGTGTATAGGCATAGTTCCATGGATTACTCCAGAAAATTTTGATGATTGTGTGAATTTCATTCAAAATAATTCATGTTCTATTCTATGTGGTCATTTTGAGATCAATGGATTTGAAGTTATTTCTGGTATTCGACATGAAGGCGGTGTAGAAAGTTTTATCTTCAATAATTATGATAAAGTATTTTCTGGTCATTTTCATTTGAAACAAACACACAAAAATATTCATTATCTCGGCACACAATACCAGTTATCTTTTGCTGATGTTGGAAGCAAAAAAGGTTTTCATGTATTTGATACACAAACCAGAGAAATAACCTTTATAGAGAATAAAAAGAATCTGTTTTATACTCTTCGATATGATGATGGTGATGAAGCTTTCGTCAAGGCATTAACAAAAGCAAAATATGATAAGTACAAAGACTCATATATCAAAATTGTTGTTGTAAATAAGAAAAATTCAAAACTTCTAGATACGATGGTAGATTCTTTAAATTCTGTGGGTGTTTACGGAATTCAAATTATTGAGGATACCAGTATCTCATCAAAAATGGATGATACAGAAGTAGATGTAAGCGAAGATACAATCACAATTATTTCGAAGGAAATAGATGGAATGGAACAAATAGAAGACAAAAATAAGTTAAAACTTATTATTAAGGATCTTTATATGGAGAGTCTTAGTAGTGAATAATGATAAAAAAACAGCTGACGAGTTATTGTTTGAAGAAGAAAAACCAGTATTTAGATCAATGGTAGCGGAAGGTGTACTTTTAAATGATATTATTCAAAAAGATAAAGTTTAAGAATTTTGGTTCTTTTGGTAATAATTGGACTGAAATCGATTTAAATAAAAATTCCACAACATTAGTCTGTGGTACAAATGGTAGTGGTAAATCATTCGCTTTGCTTGATACTATTACATTTGCATTATTCGGTAAACCATTTAGAAAAATTAATTTAGCACAATTGAATAATTCGATCAACAAGAAAAATTGCACTGTCGAATTAGAATTTTCTATTGATAAGGATGACTATAAAATTATTCGTGGTTTATCTCCAAAAATCTTTGAGATACACAGAAACAATAAATTGATCAATCAAGATTCTAAAAATATTGATTATCAAGATGTTCTCGAAGAACAAATCCTGAAAATGAATTACAAAACATTCACACAGGTAGTAATTTTAGGAAGTTCTGCTTTTATACCGTTCATGCAACTCACGGCTTCAGACAGAAGAGCCGTAATAGAAAATATTCTTGATATTAATATTTTCACAACAATGAATGTTATTCTTAAGACAAAGGTTACTATTGCAAAAGAAAATATTACAGATATTGTAAATAAAATAGAACTACAGAAACAGAAAGTTGAATATCAGCAAAAAATTGTAGATAATCTAACATTACGTCTTAACAATGATGTTAAGAAGATTCAGGAAGAAATAGATCACCACACAATAGAAGAAAATAATTATTTACAAGAAATTGAAAAATTACAACAAGAAAAAAATTCTATAGAATTAAATAGTAAGATACAAGATATTTTGAATCTTTTTAAACAGAATGAAACTACAATATCGCAATTTACATTTAAGATATCTGATCTAGAAAAAGAAATTAAGTTTTATGAAAAAACAGAGAATTGTCCTAAGTGCAAAACACATTTATCAGAGAGTCTAAAGAAAGAAAATATTGATTCGTTAACAGATAATATTACTTCGTTAGAAACTAAAATAAATTCTTTGGCAGAATTAAATACAGATAATCAAAAAATTATCTCAACAGAACAAAAAAATAAAACAAGAATAGCCAATATTGAAGGTAATATTAAAGATATAAATTCTTCCATAAGAGAAGTAAAATCTTTGATTGCATATAAAAATAAACAACTTCAAGAATCAACAAAAATAGAAATAGATTTATCTAGAGAAAAAGCAGTTCTCAAAATGGAAAAATCTGAATTACTTAAATTAAGTAAAGAATCTGAAGTATTAAAAGAAGATTTATCTTATCTTAAGTTGGCTGGTGATATTCTAAAAGACAATGGTGTTAAGATTAAAATAATTAAACACTATTTGCCTTCTATGAATAAGTTCATCAATAAGTATCTAAGATCTATGGATTTCTTCATTCAGTTCAATATAGATGAAGAATTTAATGAGGTTATAAAAAGTAGACACAGAGATGAATTCAGTTATATGAATTTTAGCGAAGGTGAAAAGATGCGTATTGATTTAGCACTTCTATTAGCATGGAGAGAAATCGCTAAAATGAAAAATAGTGTAAACTGCAATTTGCTTATTTTAGATGAAATTTTTGATTCTTCTCTTGATTCTGTAGGAACAGACGAAGTTTTAAGATTGTTGAATGCTCTTGGGGTAAAAACAAATGTATTTGTAATAAGCCATAAGGCAGATCAAATAGTCGATAAGTTTACGAATACAATAACTTTTGAGAAGAAGAATAATTTTAGTAAAATGACCATTTCATAAATATTATTATGAGTAATCCTGATAAACTTAATTATAGAGGAAATTTTAAAGAATATGATTCCCGTGGGTATGAAATAACATATAATGTGGGGGATGTCGTTCTTTATGATGGTAAAGAATATATTGCCATAGAGAGAAACAAAAGATCTCTTCCAATAAAGAAAAATTCTGGATGGAAAGAACTCTCTGGTGATATAGAAGATTATCATTATTCTGACAGTATTCCCCTAAATGCTAATGTCGGGGATAGATGGGTTGACAGATTAACTGGTGTGATGTATACTTACATTGAAGATAAAAATGGATTTCATTGGGTAGAATTTTAATGGACAAGAATAAAAATCAACAACCAAAACCACGAACGGATCGTGGAGTTCATAACAAAGAAAAGAATGGAAAGAAGCATCGACTCAAGCAAGATCTGCGTAATTACGTAGGTAATACTAATGATCTTGATGAGTTTGATGACTTTGATGAAGTTGAAAATTTTGAAGAATTTAAATGAAAGATTACTATGAATACAGCGACACAAATTACGTTGAGCAAGACAACACTTGCTATCCTGAAGAATTTTGCATCACTCAATTCGAATATCCTGGTAAACCCAGGAAATACAATCAAGACAATCACACCTTCGATGAATGGTATGGCTGAAGCGATTGTAGAAGAAACATTCGATACTCAATTTGGTATTTGGGATCTGAATAAGTTTCTTGGAGTGATTAGTCTTTTTACAAATCCAACTTTTGAGTTTGGTGAGAAGTCTGTTACAATTTCAGGTAGCAATAATTCTGTTGTTAATTTTGGTTACTCTGAACCACGACTTTTGACTACACCTACGAAGAATGTTAATATGCCAGAGATTGCAGTAGAAGTGAACATTACACAGGAAATGTTCTCTGAACTTAGTCGAGCAAGTTCTATCATGCAATTACCTGATATTTCATTCGCTGGTAATGAAGATGGTATCTTCGTTGAAGTATCAGATAGGGCTGATCCATCAAGTAATAGTTGTAAGATTCGTCTTGATGACAACTTAGATGATAAGGACTTTGCATTCCATTTCAAGATGGAAAATATCAAACTCCTTCCAGGAAACTATAAGATTTCTTTCGCCAAGCAACTTGCTGGGCGATTTGAGAATGAGAATATTCAGTTGACCTACTGGTTTGCGATGCAACCAGATTCTTACTGTAAGTGATTTATTATGAAAACAAACCCAGAACACTTTCTCTTTGTAGAGAAATATCGACCCAAGACTATCGATGAATGCATTCTTCCCGTGTCCTTGAAGCAAACCTTCAAGGACATGGTTGCTAAGGGTGAGCCACAAAATTTATTGCTTTTTGGTACTGCTGGTACTGGAAAGACCACAGTAGCCAAAGCATTATGCAATGAAATGGGATGTGATTGGATCATCATCAATTGCTCTGAAGAGGGTAATATTGATACTCTACGCACAAAGATTCGGCAGTTTGCTAGTACAGTTTCTTTTTCTAATGGTGTCAGGAAAGTAGTTATTCTTGACGAGTTTGACTATTCAAATGCGAATAGTATTCAACCAGCCCTTCGTGGAGCAATTGAAGAGTTTGCAAATAATTGTAGATTTATTATTACTTGCAACTACAAGTCTAGGATTATTGAACCTATCCATTCACGATGTACTTGTATTGACTTTACAGTTTCTCAAGAGGAAAAGAAGCAAATCTGTACGCAACTTTATACTCGTTGTGAGCAAATTCTTAAGAATGAAAAGATTAAATATGAATCTCAAGTTCTAGCAAAGCTTATCAATAAGCATTTCCCAGATTTTCGTAGAATTTTGAATGAACTTCAGCGATATTCTGTATCTGGAATTATTGATCATGGTATTCTGGTAAATGTTACAGATTTGGAAGTCAAAAATCTTATTGACTTTATGAAAAAGAAGGACTTTTCTTCTGTGCGTAAGTGGGTAGCGGCTAATGTCCATCTATCACACACGGATATTTTTCGAAAAATCTACGACAATCTAGCAGAGGTTCTAACCAAGCAATCTATCCCACAGGCCATTATTGTGATCGGTGAATACCAATATAAGGCTGCATTTGTAGCAGATCAGGAAATTAATATGGTAGCGTGTTTAGTAGAATTGATGATGAGTTGCGAGTTTAACTAATGGATCTTGGTGAATACTTAAATTCTATTAATAAGTCCAAAAAGGATATAATCGGTTCAAATGAACAGGGAGAACGGGGTTATATCCCTTTTGTTATCAATAAGTCACTTTCTTATCACAAAGATGCTATTTTTCATGCTAATTTTATGAATTTAAAGCCCAATCTTGATAAGAAAATGCAGTATGATTATTATCTGCACTCCTTACCAAAGGGTAATAGATATGCAAAGTGGCATAAAGACGATAAAGGCTCCATAGAGCCTATTATGGAGTTTTATGGATATTCTAGAGCCAAAGCTACAGAAGTGGCTAAAATCCTTTCAGAAAGCCAGCTAGAGGCCATAAAAGAGTCATTAAATAAGGGTGGAAAGTCCTAAAAATATAAATAATTTATATTTTATGGAGTTAAAATGACAGAAGATGACGATATTTTTGATGGCCTTGGTGTAGAGATTAATCTTAAAAATAAAGAAGATTTTCTTAAGGTAAAAGAAACATTGACAAGAATTGGAGTTTCTTCCAAAAAAGAGAAGAAATTATTCCAATCTTGTCATATTTTACATAAACGTGGTAGATACGCGATTATGCATTTTAAAGAAATGTTCTTACTTGATGGTCTTGAAAGCGACATATCAAATGATGATATAGGTCGTAGAAATACCATTGTAAGGCTTTTGGTTGAATGGAATCTAATAGATCCAGTAGATGCAGATGAATACAAAGAACCACAGATTTCTTTGGCTAGACTTAAAATTATACCACATAAAGAAAAACAAGAATGGCAATTGATACCTAAGTATCACATAGGTAAGTGACCTAAATAGATAAAAGGATTTATACTATGGAATATGTGCAAGCAATCGGTGCTCCTTTTTCTATTAACTTTTCTTCTAATTCTAACCTAAAACCTAAAAATTTTGAATGGACGCAAGAAGACAGTCCAATCAAAGTTTTTATTGATTCTGCTATTCCTCATGGGATAAACTATAGGAAAAAACCAGGTGAGAAAAAAATTGCATGGATCTGCGAATCAAGAGCTATCTTTCATTCTTGGTCAGTACCTCGCAATGTGCTTGATCAACTTATTCCACAGCTTGAAGAGAATTATGATGCTATTTATTTTGCAGATAGGGAATATTGCAAGAAAAGTTCGAAATTTCATTTCTCATTTGCTGGAAGTAACTTACCTTGGGTAAAAGAACATAAAGTTTTTTCGAAATCTAAATTATGTTCTATGTTTGCTTCATCTAAAAAAGTAACTCCAGGTCATGCTTTACGGCATCAAATAGCTGAGAATCTTAAAGGTAAAATTGATATATTTGGTGGTGCTGCCAATACACAAAGAGTTGGTTCAGCAGAGTCACCATGGGATTCAAAATTTCAATATCTTAATGATTATATGTTTCAGATTGTCGTAGAAAATGATAAGTATGAAACTTACTTTACAGAAAAATTAACAGATTGTTTTGCAACTGGAACTATACCTGTGTATTGGGGTGCTCCTGATATTGGTAAGTATTTCAATACAGATGGTATGATAATAATCAATGATCAAATAGATTTAAATTTATTGACATCTGATTATTATTATAGTAAAATAGATGCAATAAAAGAAAATTTTGATATAGTACAAAAAATGCGAGGATCAGATGATATTCTTTATGATCTGATAAAACAACTATGAAAACACCGCTAGTAAGTTTTTTTGCTGATATAGATGGTCGAACATATTATAGCGATCATGCAAAACGATTCATTAAAAATTGTAAAGATTTAAATATTCCTTTTATAATAAGAGAACTTCAATCTAAAGGTGATTATAGATCTAATTGTTTATCAAAACCAAGATTCATCTATGAGATGGCAAGAGAAATTAATATTCCATTTGTATGGATGGATATTGATACGATTATTCACAAATCTCTAGATGTATTTGATGATTTAGCACCAAATTGTGATTTAGGATTTGCATTTCCAAAAATACCAACAAAAGATGACCCGTCAATGGCTTTACCAAAAGCATCTCCTATTTTTGTAAATAATACAGCAGCTTCTATTGAATTTTTATATGAATGGATGAAATTATCTGAGCAAGTAAAAAATCAAGATGTTAAATTATTTGATCATGAAGTTTTAGTATCATTGTTTATAAAAAATATTAAAAAAATAAGAGTTGGTTGTTTACCAAAATCATAT